TTTTCCACAACCTACCAAACCTGGCATGTGCATGATGCCATTGATTCCAAAATTGCGGGGAGCATGCATTTTGGGATTTCATTTGGCAGGACTTAATGGTAAAACTTATGGAGCCAGTGGTTTGTTGACCCGGGGAATGGTTGATGATGCTGTTGCGCATTTGGCAAACAAGGGAGTTTTGCAAGCGCATTCCACTGGTGAAATGGTTACTGAAAAATACGGCATCAATTTTGATGTCGTGTCTGAACCACATACCAAAAGTCCAGTGCATTGGCTGCAAGATGAGGAAGATGGCACACAACCCATCTGTCAAGTCTTTGGCCAACATGCACAACCAATTCGCCATTTCAAATCTGAAGTTCGTGAATCACCAATATCAAAATTGGTTGAGGAAGAGCTTGGTTTGCCGAATAAATACGGTAAACCACAAGATATGAATTCTTGGCGACATTGGCAGAGGGATTTGGATTTGATGTCTAAACCCCGTGGAATGTTTCGTCCCAAAATTATGAAGAAAGCACGAACTGATCTTAAGATTATGATCGATCGTATTTTGGACGAACAACCGGATTTGGAAAAATTGATCCACCCTTATAGTTTGGATGCTGTTCTCGCTGGTGTTGATGGAGTTAATTCTGTCGACCGCGTGGATTTGAGCACATCTATGGGGTGGCCTATCAACAAACAAAAGAAAAATTTCATTCGTGAGAGTTTTCGTGAAGTTGAAGGCATTTCATGTCCTTTGGACATGGATGAACAATTTTTGGAGGAAATGGTTCGCATGGAACAATGTTTGTTGCGCGGAGAACGCGTGCACACAATATTTCGTGCGAATTTGAAAGATGAACCGACTAAATTGACTAAGAACAAAGTTCGCGTTTTTGCTGGTTGCGAGTTTGCTTTTTTGCTTTTGGTGAGAAAGTATTACTTGTCGCTTGTTCGTGTCATGCAGAAGAATTGGGAAAAATTCGAATGCGCTGTCGGAATCGTCGCCCAGGGTCCGGATTGGACCAAATTGGCCAATCACCTCACAAAGTACGGGAGTGAGAGAATGATTGCTGGCGATTACTCTGCTTATGA